AATCCACTCAGGGTCATCCTCCTGCTCCGGCCCTCCCGTCCACTGGAATGCCTCAATTACCACTGGTTTTTTCCTGTACTTCATTTATGCTCCTTTCCGTTGCGATATCGCAACAATAAAATACCACCGGCCTTATTGACTGGTGGTATCAAATCATTGTATTTTTATTAAACACATAACCTACATCCCCATGAAAAACTGCAAAAACATCTTCCTTTGTCCTTTGTTCGATTCGAGGAAGTCTTATTTCACCCCTTTGGATTTGAATGGCGGCATCCGATGTTCCGTTTATTCTCATACAATACTGTAGATATAAATAATCCTCTACTGTCATCCCTGGAT